AGTACCAGTACGAACGAGAGATGTTCGTCAAGGGTCTGAAGCAAATGCTGTCAACCTGCCCGGCAACTTCAAGGACTTCGGAGATTACTTCGATAGCCTGAAGGAAGCCCAAGGTCAGTACACCGAAGCTCGACAAGAGCTGGCCAAGATGCGCGCCGACGAGGCTGCACGTTTGGCTACTGGTGAGCCCGAAGCCGAAGTGGCTGAAGGCGAAGCCGCCGAAGGCGAACTGCCTGAGACTCTCGAGATCAAGGAACCCGAAGCCGAGGCTACTGCTGAAGGTGAAGAGGGTGACTACGAGGTCTACGAGGTTGGCATGACAGAAGAGGAAGGCATGGCGTGGACTGGTGAGTTCATGGAGACCGGTACCCTTACCGAAGAAACCATGGGAGCCATCCTGCAATCCTTCCCCGGCGCTACTGAAGACATGGTCCTGACTTACATGGCCGGTCTTAAGGCTGCCGAAACTGCGTCTATGGAATCATCCGCTGCTGCGGTTGGTGGCGTAGACAACCTCAATAACATTCTTTCGTGGGCTGGAGAAAATCTGTCTGCTGATGAGCGCGCCGCCGCGAACGCCGCTCTTGCAGGACCGATGGCCAGCTACACACTCCGTGGACTGCAGGCTCAGTATGAAGCTGCGATGTCCCAAACTCGCACGGCAACTGAGCCGTCGCAAATCCCCGGTCGCGTCGCATCCGCCGCAGCAGCACAGACGATCCAAGCTTACTCGTCGCCTGCTGAGATGAATGCCGACATGGCCAACCCTGAGTACCGCACGAACCCTGCCTTCGCGCAGCAAGTTCAGCAACGACTCTCTATGACCCCTTGGGTCTACGGAGGCTGAGTCACCTCCACACTCTGGCTGACCTAGCCTACGCTGCCGACTATGCTGGGCATACTCACCAGCAGCCAAGCTAGCGATCCCCCAGAAAGCTGACTCCCCTCGAGGGAACAATCAAGCGCTGTGGAACTTATCAGACTCGCACTAAGAACAGGGCCTTAGGCCCACACACAACCAAAGACTAAGGAAATTTACAATGTCTACCGGTTCATTCTCAGGCAGCGATATGCCTGTCACCCGTTGGGGTATTAACAACAACGCTGCAGTTGAAAGCACCAACGGTACTTTCAGCCCCCTTAACAACTATGCTGGCGACGCTAACGCCCAAGGCGCTCTCTGGATCCCAACGTGGTCCGGCGAAGTGCTTCACGCTTACGACCAGTACAACATGTTCGAGCCTATGGTTGACTCCCGAGTCATCACCTCCGGCACCACCGTCGAGTTCCCCGTGACCGGCACCATCGCTCTCAAGGATGCTTGGGAAGCTGGTGAAGAGCTCGGTGGCGGCGGTAGCTCGTCCACCAAGTTCAGCATCGGGCTGGACCGTCGACCCATCGCTGCTCACTTCGAGCTCGATAACATCGACGTGATGATCCAACAATTCGAGTTCCGCTCCGAGCTGGCTCGTCAAGCTGGTTTGACTCTCGCCAACGAGCGTGATCGTCAAATCGCCCGATTGTTGGTCAAGGGTTCACAAACCGCTTCGCGTATGCACGTGAAGGCTGACGGCTCCGGCGGAGCTGCTGACGCTAACGGTTTCGATGCCGACTACGCTGGTACCACCTACTTCTTCGCTGCTGACTCTACGGGCGCCACCCCCCTCGACGCTGTCAACGACGACGAACAAGGCGCTTTGGCTATCTTGTCCGCTATCGAAGCTGAGTTGGTCAAGTACCGTGAGCTCGACATCCCAGAAGCCGGTTTGACCGTCGCTGTGGATGCCAAGATGTTCAACCAAATCCGTCGTCTCGGTATCGCTACCCCAGCTGATGCTGCCGCCGGAATGTTCGGACAGCAAGCTCAAAGCTCGCCGTTGTTCGGTACCCCAACTTCCGCTCCTGCCCTCTCCGGCAGCTTGAGCTACATGGGTGCTACCATCGTGAACAGCAACCACCTCCCAACCGCTAACGTCACCTCCGGCGATGCCAACTACCAAGTTGACGCCCGTGGCGTGAAGGCTATCATGTGGCAGCGCGCTTCCGTTGCTTCCATCAAGAAGATGGGCCTCAAGGTCGACACCGTCGAAGACGTGCGTCGTAACACCAACTTCACCGTTGCCTCGATGTACTCAGGCGGCGGCGTGCTCCGTCCCGAACTCGTCTCCGTCGTTGTCGACGCTGGCGTGAGTGGCGACGCGGGCACTGTTGCTGACATCGTCGGCGCTGGTCGCAAAGAGCGACTCGCC